TGCTCAAGTTCTATCTCCAATTTGAATAGTAAACAACATATAGCGTGTGCTAGATGGCTATGCCCTGAGTCTTCGTCTAGTGTCTCTCCATCAAGGTGTGAGAATATGTGCCGAAGTGCACCACCCGTGTATCTGTTCTGAAGGTTATCTAGCTTGCGCCAGTTTTCTTCATCGTACTTCTCTGCCCCGAACGTAAGAACATTACTTACTTCTACTACCGCTTTAGGCGGCAACAGGTACATTCTAGGCTTACTGCTGTCGTATTTTTTACCTTCCATCATTGTTCCTCTCTCTTGTTAGATATATTATAATAGCTTTCACCTCTTGTAGTCAACAAATAATTTGCTAATCCTACGGCACTATTTATAGGAGGCGAACACACAAAGCACTTAGAATCTGGATTTAAAAATTCTACATTACTCCAGCACGTCATACATTTGTAGACAGGAGGTAACTCATATGTACAAAGGTAACAATGGTTACCTACTCCAATTAGTCTTTTACATTCTTTTTGACACTTAGGGCATTTCATGATCAGCGCCTATTTGCGGGAAGTGTTGCACTATAATATCCCAGCACTTTTCTGCTATTTCCATATGTTCTTTTTGAGTACCGTTCGACCTGCGCAGATCACAGTAATGTACCCAAGAACGTAAGCTACCTGCCATATACATAGTAGTCTCTGTATTACCTTCTGGTAGTACAGCTCTTGCTTGTTCTTTTGCAATGCCATTGTCTAATGCCCAATGGTATACTTCTTTTGCTTTATTAATAATGGAGGCTTGTTGTATATTCCATTCTTCTGATAATTCTTTATTATCAGTCTCATAAGAGTTCTGTCGATTTGTCTTATCCTGCATTCTAGCTTCACGGGTAGTATAGTTTTCACTTACTGCATAACGCTGGCTAAACTCTTGAAAAGCAAAAGATCGGTGTCTTAAAATCTGCCTACCAATATCTCTAGTAGTTTGGATTTCAATAGTTAAGTGTACCATTTCCAGTGGAGACCAATGGTTCTCTTTGATTAAGTATCTAATCAACTTACCAGCAGTCTTAGTATTGTTTTGGTTAGCAGGATTACTTACTCTAGCAGCATAAGCTACTAAGTTTTCGGCTGTATAACACTCTGAATACGCGGTAGGCTTACTTAGTGATATTAAATTTACTTTACTCATATGCTTTCTCCTGTAATAGTTTGTTAAGTACAGTATTTTGCATAACATAGCTTATATACTGGTTAAGGCTTACATCAGCTTTATGAGCTAACATAAACAAAACTCTAAGGTCTTCTTCGGAAATATCAATTTCAACAGTTTCCATTATTCTTCCTCTAAACAATAATATGGGCCGGAGTCTGGTTCTGTATACCACCAGCGTTCTTCTAAAGCATTAGGGCAGCGGGTAGGCGTACCATAACCGTCACCACTAAGATACTCTCCACAATTTGGACATGATTCATCCATTTCTAGTTATCCTTTTTTCATAGTCTGCTACGTCTTCTTGCCACCAGTCAGGCTTATCTCTGTGCTTCCATGATGCGAACGTAGCTTTGTCTAGCATATAGTACATACGATAAGACTCTATAGGATTATCGTAGTCTTTTAATTCGTCAGGCATGGCTAAACCAAAGGTAGTGAAACCTCTGTCTACCATGTGCTTTGGCTCTGGCATTTTGTTAATAACATCCCAGAACGACTTATGTGCTTTACCGTATCTATAGCGGTACTCTTCTGCTAGTGCATGAGCATAGCAGTGAGTCCAGTAAAAATTTTCTAGTGAAGACCGTGCCCAGATTGTACTAGGATGGTTCTGCATTGTGGGTAAATACATAAAGAGGCGATCTTCCTGAGGTAGTTCTTTCTGCTCTTTTCTAAAGTCAGATAGTTTTTTGTTTTGCTCAGAATTCAACTTACCAGGAAGATCGCCAAAAAGGTGGTCAACAGTCAGATTAGTACATATAATCTGAGCTGACTCTAAAATCATTTTACTTACGTGCTTATCAACATGATACTGTGCACATTTCTCTAAGTCTTTATCGAGATAAAAAAGATTCATATAAACTGTTTCTCAATTTCTTAAAGACATATTATACATCGCTAAGCAACGATAGTCAAGAAGTAACTGCTCTCATTCGCTGCTCAAGGCGCTTGGCACGATCACCAACCTGGGTGTACCAACGGCTGTCTACCCTTTCATCAGCGGCTGTAGCCCAATTTCCTTTGATTACTGCTGCGTTAAAATTCTTAAATCCTGAGAGGCGAGGTCGTCCCATATTAAACATTAAGTTAACCAAGATTTGTTGTACTTCGTCAGGTAGTGCAACAAATGTCCCTGGGCCGTATAGAGCATAACATTCAGAGGTTGCGATTTCGAGGTCTTTTTCGAAGCACTCTCTAACTCTGTCTTCTGATACTGCTGTTCCTTCTGGTACTCCGTATTCTGGGTCTGTTTTGAGTACCAAGTGGCCCACTCCAAACGTAGGATAGCCAAGATGATCTTTGTATGTTGCATACACTACACCTTCATCAATTTTTAATTGTTCGTACACTGCTTCTTTATTCACTTGTGACCTTCCTATAGTAAACGATTACTTGATTCGTTTCTTTTATATACCGTTTAAGTTCTTGCATATTATATGCCATTAGTTCGTAATCTGATACGCTCATAGCTACGAATACTACGGAGCCGCTTTCTTTTTCAATATTTACTAAAAATTCTTCCAGGTTTTTAGCACTTACCACATACCAATGCGGTTCTTTAAGAACGAGAGCCCTCGGCATCTGTGGTTGTACTATCACTCTCTTCACTGGTTTCGTTATTATCTGTACTTCCCTCGGGGGCTTCTGGAACATACTGCAGCCCGTCATCAAGAGCGTCAAGACTAATACTGTCTTTTTCAATACCATCAAATACTCCTTTGGTAGCTTTATTCATTCTAAGCTCTACCAAGCCTGGCTTTGCCGCTGCCAATTGTGTTAAATTATGTCTCTTGAATATATCCAGATAACGGTTCATTTCTAGCTGAATTTGTTGGCTTGCTACTTGTTGTTCGAGCAATGAGGTTGTTTGCAGTTTGAAATCGTTTTCGAGGACACGGAGGGTTTCTTCTTGTTCTTGATGTTTTAATTCATATACTTTGTTTAATTCTCGTAGCTCTGTCAAGTCTGCTTGGGTAGTGGTATAGTATATATACCCTACAGCTCCCATGCTTGCTATAATGCCTATTAGTATAGAATTCATTGTTATACCTAATAAAAAAGCGAGGCCTTGCGACCCCGCTGAGATTTAGAATAATGGCTGTAAGGCCACTACCATACATAGAATTGAGAATAAAATAATTCCAATTTCTGTCGTAGTATCGTTCTTTTTCAACATAGTCTCCTAGTTAATTACAACTTTCGTGGGTTGCAATTCTTTAGGAAGTTCTTCATGCAGATCTATGCAGAGTAGCCCGCGTTCCATATAGGCACGTTCGAGCTTTACGTGTTCGCTAATGCCAAATGTTCGTGTGAAACATTTACCACTAAGACCCTTATAAACGTATTTCTCGTCTTCCGGTAGAGTTAACTTACTTGTTCCTTCTACTGTTAGTAGGCCCTTGTGAATAGTTATTTCGATATCGTCTTTGTTCCAGCCAGGTACAGCTAGTTCAACACGAAAACCGTATTTACCTACTCGAAGGACATTAAAACGAGGGTAGCCACCATCGATCATGGGGGCAAATACACTTGTGTCAGTTACGAATCGGTCAAATCCCAATAAAAACTTTTGGAAATCTGCCACTGCTAGTTTGCTAGTCATAAAGTTACTCCTTTTATGATTGCGTCCTTTCGGAACGCTTGAGTCCTTGCGGTACTCGGTTAGGGTTTTTTGACATTTTAATGAGTGTCGCTCAAAGTCTTATGTTTTCTACGTCTCTCATAGCTGTTATAAAGTCTGTGCAGCCACCGATGTACTTGTCATCTACAAATACTTGTGGTGCTGTCTTTGGCACGAAACCAATCTTAGCAATCCACTCTTTTGGTGTTAGATCCATCATCTGATGATCTACATAAGAGTAGCCTTTTAGAAAGGTTAGGTTTCTAACTGTGTCACAGTGCATACAGTCGGGAATTGAATAAATATCTACTTTCACAGGCTTTCTCCTAAAAATTTGATCATAAGCGTCTCTAAACTTTTGGTTGTCTTCTTTGCGTCTTTTACTGCCCTTCCCCATCTTCTTCATCCTCTAATACTATGTACCCTTGTTGGGCTAAATATGTTACTGCGTCAGAGATTCCACGCTGTTTACCTAGGAACCACGAGCTTATCGCACAGCCTACTAAGCAAAATATAAAAATGGCCGCGATCGGTGCACTTATCATCTACTGTCCTTTATTATTTTTATCATTAAAAAGATCGAATAAGGTTTTAACTTTATCTTTTAAAACTTCTATATCAGTGTGCATACGTGCGAGTACTATGACTAATCCTATAAAGCCTAGAAATATTGGCCATACTGTACCTACTGCATTTAGTGCATCCATTATAGTGCTCCGAAAGGAATTACATTCCTACTTTTTTATTTACCTCATAGTTGATGTTCATTAGGAGCTATTATACAAGAGTTTTGTTTAATTGTCAAGAAATATTTTCCTATGGTATAAAAAGTGCCACTTTTAAACCGGTGTACAGGGAGCTTTCTAAAATAAGTACTTGACATTTTTTGGTCAATGCCTTATAATATATCTCATCAAACACATAAAGAGAACTAAAATGGAAGGTACAAATTTTGAACTGGTAGGTGATTTTATGGAAGCCTTTGGGCAGTTGGTTGTTGATGAACCAGAACTTCCTGATGAGGATACACAGAATCTAAGAGTGGCGTTAATTGAAGAAGAGTTGGAAGAACTCAAAGTTGCGCTTAAAGACAAAGATATTGTAGAGGTAGCAGATGCACTCACTGATTTATTATATGTTATTTACGGAGCAGGTCAGTCCTTTGGTATTGATCTTGATTGTTGTTTTTTCGAAGTTCATCGAAGCAATATGAGCAAGCTAGGTACTGATGGTAGGCCAATCTATCGAGAAGATGGAAAGGTGTTAAAGGGAGTAGGTTACTCTCCTCCAGACCTACTAAGCATACTTAACAATGGGGCTTAATCGCCCCATTTTTTTATCTAAAATAAGAGGCAATTAGAATGAAAACATTAAATAAAATAGGGTTCTACGCACTAGCATTTATGGTGGGAATGATGGCAGGTACAGCAAAGGTTCAAGCAAACGAGGTTAATTACCCGCAGGAGATAGAATGGAAAACTTACTAGTAAAACTTATTATCGTACTTGTTTTGGTACTTATATGGCTGATCGCAGAAGAAGAAAACGAATAAAAAAGCCCTCACTCGGAGGGCTGCGTACCTTCAAACAAAGGTTTCTGGCCTGGATCTAAGTGCCAGGGCATTTCTTTGTGACAACTACCACAAATCTTCAGGTTCTTACTCGTTAATAGCACTAGCGCTGAGCTTCCGCAGTGAATACATACCTTAGTAGTTACTTTCAATGCCAAAGCCCTCTATAGTATTTTCCGAAGAGGCGTAGACCATTTTCGATTCGTAAATCATTCTCAAGGTAGTCTTCTTCACTTTCTCCAGAGAACTGATTCTTACAGCTTTCAAAAGCATAGATCATCTCATTTATAGCCCAGTCCCATGCTTCATGGTGGTGCTCGTCTATCGATTCTTTGCTAGTAAAGCTACCGACTAAGTGTCCTGGACGATCATTTATCTCTACAAACGCACTAGCACCACCTGGTAGGTCTTTCAGCTTTCGTAGTGCAGGAACTATAATGGCTGAGAGTGTTACATCAAGAGACCACACGTCCTGGTTGTCTATTTGTACATATTCTATCTCACAGGGTTCAGTACGCATTAGTTTATGGTACCAGCGGTACTTTGGACAACTACTAATATATACTTTCATTTCAGTAACCTCTCATAGAATTTGCGAACAGTATAAAATGCTTCAAGATTAGTTCTAATTTCTTCTTCCCTACTGCTTGGATACTTAGCACATACCACCAATGCATCTTCATGATCCTTGATTGCACGATTCATCTCCTCTATCACTAGGAAGTTATCACTGTACTCTTTGTACTCTCTCAACTCTCTTATTTCAGTATGCAACTCTTTTACATAACCAAAGGTCGTTGGTAATAGGTCATCCTCTTTCATACTACGTCCTCGTCTGCGGGTATGGTATAGCCCACTCCTCGCAGGAAATTAATCATAGCTTGCACATGGTCATTCCAGTGCCCTTCTCCATCATGCTCATGTATTATCTTTGTTACTCCATCATCATAACTTATGACCATCTTACTCATCGTC